TTTTGAATCTCATGAACCACCAAGGTGATTCATTTTAACCGATATGCACCATTATCGGATTTTACAAATTTTAATACATAGTATACATACACTCTTTAGCAGAAAGTAATTTTTTATATTGTAATATTTTAATGTTCATATTTGTTTCGTATTATTGGGGGGAAAATAAGAATGTACCATTGAATCCAACATTCACCTATGGGAAGTTGGCAAAGCGTTGGATATCATGTATGATGAAACACAAAGTGAAATATCATATAGAATACCGAAAGGAAATGGAAAATTGGAAATATCAAGAAGCAATAAATTATAAACCAAAGTTCATAGAGAAGTGCTTGGAAAAATTTAAAATGCCAGTCATATATTTGGACATAGATATGGAATTGAAAAAATATCCAAAATTATTCGTAAGAGAGAAAGAATATGACTTTATGGCATTTAATCAAAATTTTGACCCGCGAATGAACTTGAAGATTGACCCTTTTCTCTTGTTTTCTGGAGGAGGAATGATGTACTTCAATAATACAAAACAATCTTTACAATTATTAACTTCGTGGAAGAAAGAAATTAAACAAAATATAGGGAAAAGTGAAGACCGCTTATTGAATTTAGCATTTTATAAATCAGACGCATTATTAAAGTGTAGAGTTTTCTGGTTACCGATAGAATACTTTTATATTCCAAGTGAATTTGAACAACATGGGATAAAAGTTGAAAAGCAGGATATAGTCATATGTCATAATTCGGAGTTGACAGAAGAACCAACTGAATCTAGAATATCGGCTAACGCTAAAAAACTAGAAGCACACCAGAAAGATTATACATTAAATTATTTCAAAGATTCTAATCCACATTATCATAAACTGCAACTTGTATTGATTAAAAGAGGTAAAATTCTCAAAACAAAACCAGACATACACGAAAATGATCATCAATACGACATAATAGCACCAAACAAATCAAAACATAAATATAAATTGTTGTTGCACAATAAAGATGTTGTTCGTGTAAATAATGAGTTAGTAAATCATATGTGGAAAAGTAAAACAAACAAAGAGTTATGTCACATATTCAATTCAAACGCATATTTTCCAATGACTTTGAGATGTAAATTTTAAAACCTAATCATTAAATGTGCAAAAATATAAACTTATGTGTGAATTTTCTTTATTAAGTCATCAATAATCTACCATTTCCATCAATTGTTTCAAATTCATTTTGGACAATAGCATATATTTTTAGTTTGTAACCTGCCCCTCCATGAATTTCAAGAACCTTAGTTTTCAAGTTGCTGTAATTTGCATGTCCTGTGGGTTGTGAATTATATGCTTGTAACGCAAATGAATATGTATACACATTCTTTAATGGCATACTATGTAGGTTATAATAACTTTGCACTAGTCTGAAATATTCCTCAGATTTAACGCTTTCTTCAGAAGCATCGAACAATATTAATCTTGCTGCGTCTATTTTCTTATAGTCGAATATGTCAGAATCAGAGTAGACAACAAAATGAATCGTTCTTACTGGGTTGTTAAATAATAAATCAAATTTTTGATTGTTTGTTGTTATTGTTTCTTCTTGAATTATGACTTGTTGACACCCAAAAGAATGCTTATTATTTATAAAGAATCGCTTTTCCGATTCTTGCAAGGTTATATATTGAGTTAATATGTTTATGTCGAATTCACTTTCGTTTTGTTTCCAAGTTAACTTATGTGAATTAATTTCAAATTTTACTGTTCTAGACATAACATTTAAGTTTACACGTTGTAACTGACCATCACTATCAACTAACTCATTGATATCTCGCAAAGTGATGTTAATTTTTACTTCTTGCTGATGCAAAGATAATAATGGGAAATACTGATTAATAAGTTTTGTATACCAAAACGGAACATGAACATATACGATACTTGACTTACCTTCCTTTGCATTGTACAAGGAAGATGTTTTAAAGTTTGTTTCATTGAAAATATCCAAGAATTGGGAATCAATTTCATAAACTATTTCATCTTGAATAGATATTTTTAAAGTCTTTATTATAAGAAGACCTACGTTGGTTTTCCAATTTACATACGTTCCTAAATCTTGAACGAGTTCGGGTAAATGAACTTCAATCATTATAGAATGTATTAAATCTCCTGATTTTGGTATAGTATATGAAATTTCACCACCAAATACAGGCTTTGTTTTAAGATTGCTAGATTCTGGCCATTCTAAGGCAAATTGGTTGTATTGCTTATATTCACTTTGAAATGAAAACGCTTCGGTTTCAGCATGTAAATCATAATCTTCTGGACCAATTGCCGTAAGTTGAACTAACGAGCCAATTCCTTGTCTTTGAATCCAATCCATTAAAATTATATAATATATATTATAATTATGCTTGCCCTTAAATTTGGAATATCTGTTCTGGTTTTACATCTGATATTTTTTGGAGTATATACTATACTTTCACACATTAATAAAGAATCATTTGAAGCCCAAAAACTTTCAGAACTCTGGTTATTTACAACGAAGATTACCACCAAGATCGGTCCTACTGATTTGTCTCCGAAATCCACGATTGCAAAAATATTTGTAATGTTACATTCTCTAGTAATTTTCCTTTTTGGTACTGCTGGTATTGCAATAGGTTGCTCCAAATTAAATCGTAAACAATGTAAAGAAACTTTTTATAACAGAAAGTTTGGATTCATTCTTATAAATTTAGCTATGATTCTTGTGTTTTCAGTCCTGTATTCCATTTCTGACAGTGAAACAAAGTTTGATAATTTCGAATTTGAGGATAAGTTGAAGGATTCTGTGAATAAACTTAAGAAAATAGGTACAGCACCAATTTCATTTGACAATATTTATTATGCTACAATGAACCAAACACTTACAGGAGTAACAAACAACCAAAGAAGCGCAAATAAGGCAAATAACAAAAGAAAGGCAAATGATATGAAGAATTGTGTTGTGTCAAGTCATATTTTGCTCGTATTTTTATTGACCGCTTCATTCGCATGTAGTGGAGATATTTATGCTTCCATAGGAAAATTGATATTTGGTAAAAGTCTTCTTTCAAATACGATTTGCAATGCTGCACCGAATTCTTCTTTTTCGATGAATACTTTCAGTCTTAATTCGCAATCATAGTATTTACAATTGATTTTAGTTTTTTCATTGCAAGTTCTCCCCTGAACTGATTTTCTGAAAACTGTGATAGTTCAGAAACTTTAGGAAACTTTTTGTGTTTAGAATAATAATTATAAACTGCATTTATCATATCACTTTTTAAAGTGTCGCTTTTTGAAATTTCACTTCTTCCAACCAGTGAATTTTCAATATTATACTCAGAACATATTGAATTCAGTTTACTTATTACTAAATCCATCAATGACTTCATGTTTGTGTTGTTTGTTATCAATTTGTTTATTGAGTCTTCATTAGTTTTATATATTACATTCAATTTACTCCATTCATTGAATGAATCTGAAATAAAATTCTTTGCATCGTTTTCAAATTTATTCGTAATATCATCTGACTTTTCTTGAAATTCAGATGATTTTATATACAATGAAGCTAGTTTAATGATTACTGAAAATGCAAATCTTAGTAATTCTACTTCCACGTAGATTCCACATACGAATAAGATCGGTACACCGTTTATATATTCGACTGAAAATTTTCCAATATTTGGTATTGTTTCTGTTTTTAAGGATACAAATAAACCACAATTTATTTCATCGTTTGCAATTGTTTCTTTCATATCTCGTTTAAATTTTGATACATCTTCAGGGCGCACATATTGTACATTTTTTACTTCTACTAAACACTTGAATTCATTATTGTCGATAAACCAATGAAGATCTCCTTTTTTATCCTCGTGGGATTTGTCAATAATTACACTTTCAGGATACCAGTTTAGAATATGTTTATTTACAAATTCTTCTCCAAAGTTTCCTTTCTGTGCATTGTCTATCGTGCTACCTTTACCTATAAGACTTTCCAACTTCACTAAAGTATTTATTTGTTCTCTGAACTCTTCATCTTTTATTCGTATATTGTTTTCTGCATTTGCTAAACGTTCTTGTAGATTTTGTATCAATGCATCTTTTGTCTCTATTGTATTTTTGTTTAAATCATCAGTGTAAGTTTTATACAGTGACAATTTCTCTTCGCAATGCTCACGTTTGTATTTTAGTTCATTTTCCAACTCGTTTGTAAAGTTTTTATACTTAATTTCTAATTCTTTATGTTCTTCTTCAATCTGTTTCCTTATATGAAATTCCATCCCATTGAAATATACAGATTTGCCTATTTCAAAAATAAATTTAATATCATCACGTGATAGATTTACAAGACGAGAGTCGTTTTCTAAATCTATTTCTATTTTCATAATTCTTATTTAATATTTGTTCAGTATCTTTAATTATGTTTGTAAAATGTGTATGTTACATTCTTTTTGTTCTTTATCTAATTTATCCATATATTTCCATTTGTCTTTTACTTTTTTGACAGGTCTCCATTGATTTGAATGATATTTAAATACTTGAATATTTTCATCATTATCTATCGTAGACGGAAGATCATATACATTTCCAAGGATTTGTTTGTAATACTGAGTACTTTCCGGGCTTTCCCAAAACTTGTCGTCCAGCTTAAATGTTGGTTCAAACACATATATTGCAATAAGTTTCCCTCTTGGACTTTCTTGTATCCACTTATTCATTGTAATTCCTAACTTATAACCATCCTTAACTTTTATTCTTACAGTTGGGTAATTTAATACACTATGTTCATCATAGTCAACAAATTCTGTATTAAATTTCATTTATTACACTATATTATATATTTTAAGTAGTTTTTATATTTATTTATTATATTATGACATTATCAAATAAATTGCGTTCATACATTTTACAGACAGATAATACAGAAAATTCTCACTTTCATCAGAACGATGACTCTAAAGTTAATATTATAGATTCAATTATTTTAAAGAAATTTTCTAAAGAGTTTACAGTTTCTGGAAACGTAAGTTATATTGATTTAGAAGGCGGGTTTTATGGTATTACATCGCAAACATATGGAAATGTTCTACCCTTGAATTTATCAAGCAATTATCAAATAGATGGTCTTCAGGTTAATTTGTCATACAAAGCCGTTCACGATGCTGTAAGTATTTACATGTGGGGAACAATTGTGAATATTCAGTTTATTGAACCTGTTAATAAAATTCCAACAATCAGTTTAGTCGGTGATAGTGAAATATATTGGACACTTGGTGTAATGTATACTGATCCCGGAGCAATTGCATATGATGTTTTAGATGGAGATGTTAGCAATAATATTGTCGTGTCTGGAGCCGTTGTAGATCATTCAGTTGCTGGAACATATATTATTACGTATACGATCACCAACAGTTTAGGTTATCAAAACACAATATCAAGAACAATAATTGTAACACCAACACCAACACCAACACCAACACCAACACCAACACCAACACCAACACCAACACCAACACCAACACCAACA